CTTAACCCTAGCTACAATATATTCTTGAACTCCAACCTTAGAAGAAAGGATTGCGTACTCAATGTATGCATAAATAAAATCCTCAAACATTTTGTTTACAGTAACTGAACTATCATCCCCATTTTCCATTCCATCAGAAACATATTCTAAAACACATAATTCACCCGACATTCCTGAACTAAAGTTAATAACACCACCTTTAGGATTAATCTTAAAGGTAGGATTGATATTAGCCGTTTCAGTATTTAAACCAAACCTAGCACCAATACCATATTGGAAATACCAATTGCCATCTACGTTCCATCCTTCTCTTCCGTTCATTACAGAACCTTGGTTAAGATAGATAGATTGTGCGCCTCCAAAAATTCTTTCAGTATCTAGTGTACTAAACTCAGGCTTTAAAGCTGCTCCATATTGGTCAAATAAAATATTAGCATTATTGTCTTGTAAGTAAGCTTGACTCCAATTAGTTTGAATGTTCTCTGAAAGAGGATACATTAATCCATCTCTATACTGAGATACTCTTACCCAATTAACATAATCAGATGGCAGTATAAATCTTAATTTATCACCAACCTCTAATTCTAAAATTTTAATTTCTTTAAACGCATCGTAATTTAATTCTTGAATTGCTCTCTTAGCGTGAAACAATATCTTAAATCGTTCTTCGTTATTTACAAGACTGTGGTTTCCTGCATACATTAACATAAAATTGTTAACAATGTCTTCTAAAGATACATACTGATATGAGCCCCAATTAGCATCTGTTGGGTCTACCCCTGCATTTTCGTAATACTGATACTGTGTTATATATGCCATAATCTATTTTTCTGCTTGTTCTGATTGTTGTTCTTCTGCCCCTGCAAACTGAACTGCTTGTAATTCTCTAATACTCATACCTGCGTACTGAAGTATTTTCATAATTAAATTAACCTCATCATCATTTGGTAATTCAAAATCTTGATAATCTACGGCTCCTTCATCAAATGCAGGCTCTCCGTTTGTTAAATCAACATATGTCCATTTAGGAACAAAAGGAAATCTAATATACTGTGAAACCAACTGCCCAATTCCGTCAACTGTGTTAGGATAAATTTGCGCAAAATCCCCGTTCTGTGTGAATGCAGGGTATGTAAGATTTGGTTTAGTTAAAACAGAATTGTTTAACATAGTGATTTTACTATGAGTTACTTTTTCTGCTTCCTTAATATTGTTTGCAGAATAAATGTTATAAGTTTTACCAATAGCATTCCAAACAACTGCACCTGATGTAGGCGCAACAATTAATTCTGTTGCACTTGTTACTGTAATTATAATAGTGTTATATGTTATACCACCTGTTACTGTAGAAACAATATCACCCACCACTACACCATCATTAATAAAATCTGCGGTAGAATCCTCAACTAAAACACCACCACCATTTGTTGCGGTAGTAGTCCCTTCTGCTAGTTCTCTATTGTATACTAAGTTCTTATTTATTAAATAATAATCATTGCTAGTAGTTGTTAATGATGGAAGGAAATACAAACTACCTCCTGCATTTAATAAAGGTAACTGAACAGAAAAGGTATCAATAACCTCTTCTAATCCTTTTGTTATATCAGCATATCCTGTTCCTGATTGCCTTGCATTTTCTTTCGATATCTGATAGTTGTATGAGTAAAAATAATTCTCAAACAAATCTAACTGAGCCTGCTTTGCAAACAGGTTAAAGTCAGAAGGTGAGATATAACCGTAGTTATTTTTATTCAGAACTGACATTACCGTTTGTCTAACTGAGTTTATCATCTGTATTCTTTTGTACAAAGATAAACAAAATAAAAAGACCCCTTCAAAAATGAAGAGGTCTCTAAATAATCAAAAAAATTTTTTAATTATAAGCTTTCTAGGTACTTCAGTACCTCCAACCCATCGTCAGACTTTAAATGAGAGACTACTAAGTCCATACCATTTTGTCCGTAGGGTACATTAAGCATTTTGGTTTTATTTGTTGATGTGCTAAACCATACCTCTTTATTGCTTTTTCTAAAAGATAAAAACCCTTTATCAAAAAACTGTTGAACAGTTGCTTGTATCTTTAATTCAGGGTCATTAATGACATCCATAAAGTCTGAAGGATAATTTTTAGCATACACTAAAACATCTCTCTTTAATTCTGCAGTTGAAACCTTAGAGGTGTCTTTATTAAATAAGACCCTACATACAGTTTCTAATTGGTCTATTGATAATGACTTAGCTTCTACTAAAGCATCAGCTTCAATCATTAACATTTGTACCTCTACTTCTGCATCTAAAGCCGCATTAACTTCTGAAAACTTTCTTCCGTTTAAAGGGTGATAGTGTAAAAATTCTTGAAGTATTTGATTTTCTTTTGCAACGTGTAAAAATCCGTCTTCAAAAATAATAGGTGACAATAAAGCATTGCCATCTTGTTCATCTTCGAAAGGACTTTTTTGATTGCTTGCATATCTCAAAGAACGATTTATACCGGTCTCTTCATCGAAATGCATTAAAGGGAATCTCTTACTGTTTCTTGTTGGTAACATAAAGGCTAACGGAGCCACCGCTTGTGTCAAACGATATTGTTTGTCCACGTAAACTTTCTTTTTTGTTTTCATTATAATAGAATTAGATTAAAATTTAAAATTAAAAAAAAGGGAGGAGCGAACCCCTCCCCTTAGTATTTACTTCTTATTGGTTGAATAAGAAGAAGTTGTTAGCACCTAAAGTACATACTGCTCTTTCAGATAAGAAGTGAACCTCCATAGCATCTAAGCTAGAAGTCTCTGCTCCACCTGCTGAACCTGTAATCCAAGTCTTGTAACGTCTGTCCTCAGTTTCTGAAGCACGGTAACGCACGTGTAAGAAAGGACGTTTAGCGTTCTTTCCTAAGATTTGGTCATATACAGAAGTAGAACCTGCAGGAACTAAAAGTCCATTAACTCTACCTGAACCTGCTGCAGTTGGTAAACCACCACGCATTGTTGGGTCATTTAGGTATTTCCAATCAGACTTGTAGAAATCATAACCTCTACGGAATCCTGTGAAACCTAAGTTCAAAGCCATATCTTTCTCATTGTCAAAAAGACCATAAGAAACACCACCTGCTGCATTAGATGATTGCTTAGACAACATATCGTCAATGTCGAAAGAGAAATCTCTATCTACAAATACTACGTTCTCTTCAATTGCACCTTGCTTATCAAGCCTAGAGATAATTGAATCCCACTCTGCAAGAGTTGTTGGATTACCTGCTCCCCATACGTTTCCTCTGTTCTCTACAACGTAGAAAATACCATCAGAACCTTTGTTACCTACATCACCTGTAGTAGCAATTGCTCCTGAATTAGCTTCAGCAGGAACCGCTTCAATCATTGCAGTCTCAAGATAATCGTCAAAACGTAGACGAGTCTCGTGCTCTGATTTCAAGTACCATAGGTATCCATTTGCTCCATTTTCAGTAGTTACTTCTACCCATCCGATTTGTGCCATATCAGAACCTGATACTGCATACTTATCTTTGATGATGATAGGAGAATTCTCGAAGATGAAATCATCAGCTTCTAACGAACCTGCCATTCCTTCTGTTCCTTTACGGAATTCAGAACCATAGATGAACAAAGAATAAACTTGTGCAGCTACAGTAGTTAAACCACCTGCGTTGTAAAATGCAACAGAGATAACTTTTGTAGCATAATCTACTGCAGTTACGATAGCTTTAACACTACCTGCTCCTGCGTTGTCAGAAATCATTACTGTTTGTCCAACACGTACTGCGATAGAACCTGATTCTGCATTAACAAATGCAGGATTTAATACATCGTTTACTGTAAAGTCAGCAACATCTACACCTGCAGCGATTGCAGTTGTACAGTTGGTATACTTAGTATGTAATCGTCCTTGTTCTGCCCATTTGATAAGGTCAGAGTTAGATGGCATTTCAGCACCAACCATTCTTAAGAAAGAAGAGATAGTTCTGTTTCCATATCTTTCGAATTCTTTTTCGTAAGTATCAGGAAGATACTGATTTAAGAAATCGAAGTTTGTAATGTAGTTTGAACGTACAGGTACTCGTTGAGCACTTGGTTGTAAGTCAAAACCGGGTATAGCATTTACACTCATTTTTGTTTTTTTTTAAAATTATTAATTATTTTCTTTTACTCCTAATCTTTAACCCTCTACCGTGGTCGGGAGTTACAGATTTAATTTGCATACCACCTTTAGTAGACGAAGTTTCAGGAGCAGACCGTGTAGTCATATTCACATTTTTCATTTTTCTCATTGATTCATCTGCTGCAGCGGACTTACCTTGTTCGAAAAAAAACTTCGCAAACCTATCAGGTTGCATTGCCATTGCTAATGACTTGTGATATCCTGCAGCATCTGTTAAAGTTCCGTCCTCTCCTTGATATTTATTGCTAAATTCTACAGGGTTAGAATGAATCTTTTTTAGTTCCGCAGCATCACCGGGAGAAAACAAAATTTTGTTGCCATCTAATTCGAACTCAAAACCTTTGAACTCGTCAAACACATCACTTGTTTTTTGCAGATAAACCTCTCTATTTCTTTTGAGTCTATCACTTTCCGTCTTAGCGTTGTTAACATATTGGTTATACTCCTCATTTTCTTTTGCTTTTTCAGAATCAGAAGCACCCCTAGACTCTAGAGGGACTTTATACATTTCCTGTTGTTCAGCAAAATAATCTTTGGCTTTCGCAATAATCTTTTTCTTTGCTAGTTTAATCTTTCTGATTTGCTTATCGTCATCTAAGTCTTCATCGAAAGAATACTCTTCCATTAAGTCTTGTATGTCATCAGCATCCAACCCTTTTTCGGTTGCAGATAGATAATCAACTAACAATTTATCAGGTTCTACTTCATCATAATCCTTCTGTAATTCATAGAAGTCATTGATTCCACGACCTGTGTCTTTTTTATATTTAAGATATTTGGATACATCTTCGGGTAGCGGTTCATTGTCTGCCCTAGCTTGATTAAACTCATCTAATGAGGTTATCTCTTTTCCATATCTTTTTCCAATAAATTTAAGAACGTCATCCTCGCTTACTTCTGAAGATGTAATTTCTTTATCTTGTTCAGCTACCGGAGTCTCCTCAGCAGTAGTTGTATTTGTTATGTTTGCTTCTGAAAGTGCTACAGTATCATCTGTATTATTTGATTCACCAACATCTGTAAACGACTCTTCGTGCTTGTTTAATAGTTCTTGTTCAATTTGCTGAGAAGATTTTTCTTCCACCGCCTCAACCGCTTTTACTTTAAATTCCATATTATATTTAGATTAGATTTATATTTTATACAAAGTTACACTAAAAATGTTTATGATTTAGACGGTTACCTTGGATTGAATTCCGCTAGGTCAAAGCCATCTAAACTATCCTCGTTAGATTCAAAATTCTGTGGAGGCAAATTATTTTTACGTTGATTTATTAATCTACTTTGTTCAGTATTTTGTTGAGAAATTCTTCCTGCCTTTGCATTTTCTCTTTGGTCTTCTCTGCCTTGTAATTGTTGTGCATCCACTTGCCTAAGCTGCATATTCAAATTGAATTCTTCTTGCATTAATTGAGACTTTAACATAGCCTCTTGCTTCATCTTTTCAATTTCAAAAGAAATATCACCTTGTCTATATTGTAACTTAGCTTGTGTTTCCATTTGAAGTTGTTGCTGCGCGGCTTGTGCTTTAGCAGCTATTGCAGCCTGTTGTGCTTCTGCTTGTGCTTGCTGCTGCTGCATAGCCATCTTCTCTTCTTTCTCTTGCTTTCCAACTCTCTTCATCTTAAGAAGTTGATTAGCCAACTTAATATTCTTAAGTTCTCTAATGTCTATTGCATCTTCAAGATTAATATCTCCTTTAGATAAAGCCATCTGAATGTTTTGTTCAAGTTGTGCTCTTTGTTCTTCATCAGGTGATAGTTCAATAAAGATTCCAAAGTCATATATGTATAGTTCATTAATATCTCCTAAAATAGATACGTTGTATTTACCAATTTGATTTATGAACTCCTCTTTAAAATCAGAGTATTGTAAAATATCAGCAACCCTATAAGTAATAGCTTCAGCTAAACTTCTATAGATATATAAACTTGCATCAAGAATATGTCTTGTTGCTACATTTGAATTTAATGCTGCCATTTTTTGTAAACCAACTAATGAGTTAGCATCAGGAGAACTAGCATCTCGTGCTTCGTTTAATCCTGTAACTGTTCTTATTTGGTTTAAGTAATGATTGTAGTTTGTTAATAGCATCTGAGTTTTAGAAGCACCCGATGAGGACTGAAGTTCTTTAATTGGAACCTTAGCTTGATTATAATCTCCATCCTGAGTATAACTTCTACCAATAACACTACCTGTTTGAAAATACATTCTCAATGCATCTTCAGGATTGTATGCGTTACCTGTACCTAAGTCAACTTCATTAAGACCATCTGCATCTATAAAGACACCATCCGGTACAACTCTTGCGATTACTTGTTGTAATTTTAAGTGAGTAATCTGAATTAAATCTGCAAAAGGTATCATACGTCTAACTAAAGATTCAATAGCACCTTTATACATTCTTGGTGCTGCTGCTACATAGTTAGGTATTGCATATTGTGATGCGGATTGTGGTCTTACCATATTCTCCATCATCCTCCATTGAAGCATAATGTTGGTTCCCATAACCATAATACCTTCGTACCACACATCAATAGTCTTTTCAACCTTTTCAAAGTTTCCTTCTTCTTGCATTTCTGCAGGTGGGTTAAAAGAATCATCTTTCTCTACCATTTTTACGTTACCGTTGTCCTGAGTTTTTCTTTTATAAACAACTTTCTTAGTTGTCTTATAATTGAAATACATTAAGGTTGCGGTATCTCTATAGAAGATATCATTCTGCTGCATCTGTGCAGTATTATAATAATCATACCAACTCTGTGCTGATTGAGATATTTCTTCTAAGTCTTCAGTAGTTAATGATTGGTCTATCTTTAGTAATTCTGTAAGAGGAAGTGTTTTAATTTCTCCCCAATAAAAACAATCTTTAAAGTTTGGGTCTTCAGTATAACTGTACACCACATTTGCAGGGTCTACATAATTAATTTTTACACCATCTCCCATTAAGAATTCGTGCTTTGCCATTGCAATACCCAAGACAGTCATATCATAATCTAATCGCTTACGAATGTCATCATATTTATTAGCCTCAAACAAAGTACTAATAGCCTCTTCCTCTGCAATCTCAATTGCAGGTTTGTAGTTAAGTTGCATATACAACTTAAGTTCTTCATCTGTATTAGGTAAATCTTCAGGTGTAACTGTAAAGGGATTTACTCCTGTTTTCTGTTGTATAGTTTCAAGTAAAGGTTTAGCAACCATTTGTCCCTCAACCATTTGTTGATATTTGCTTCTCTTAGATTGAGACATTGCATCCTGTGCAAAAGCTTTTGGAACAAACTCTCGTCCTTGCATACCGTTAACTACGATATCCACAAACTTAGGGAGTACAGGAACAGGAGTCCAATCTAAATTTAGATAAGATAAATCTCCGTCTACTGCTAATTCGTTTTTGTATTTTCCTACAGATTGCTCTCCTCGTGCGTATAAACGCAACCTATGAAAGTCTGCTGATTGATTGTAAAACCTACAACTCCCACTATCTTTTTTGAACCACTCATACTGAATGGCTTGCCCGATTTGTAAACCGAACTCTTCAGTAGCTTTCTCACTATCTGAAACAAATTGACTAGGGAAACCTGCAGATTGTATGTTTATGTCTACTTTCTTCATCTAATGATTTCGCTTTGTGTACCCTTGTTACTATACCTCGCAAAGTTAACCTTTATTTTTGTAACTTTTTTCGTAGGTGTATAGAGGTGTTTTTGTGTTGCCATTATAGCTAAACCTGATGATATACTAGCATCAAACTTAGTTCTATTGTTAATATCAAACTTTGCCCAATCTTCTAAAGTTCTTGTGAAAACACAATCACCCATTTCTTCTTCAGACTTAAAACCAATATGTTCATCTATATAAGATTCAATTGCCGAAGCGTGTGCCTGCTTAACATCCTCACTTGAGTTTGGCATTCCTCCTAATTCTTTTTCAGTTTTAGAAAGTTTTGTATAATGTTTATCAGGTCTATTCATACAGAATCCTCGATACCCTCTATTCTTAAAATGATAAAGTAATCTAGGTTTGTTATTCTCTATTAATATAGGCATTCCATAAAAAACACAAGCCTTTAAAACATCTTCAAAAAATATTTCAGCAGTCTGTGGTCTTGCAATGTACTCCAAGAAAAACTCATTAATCGGAGCGTTGTCCATATGAAACTGTGTCTTACCGTGTAATGCTCCATTAGAACCACCACCACCAACAACTCCTGATATATCATAACTATCGCAACCAAATGCTCCTATATGTTTATTACCGGGATGTTTAATCCCATTCTTATTATCAATCCTATTTTGCATTCCCTTCTCAGGAGTCCAAGACACATAAAATCTACCTCTAGTATCAGGAGTGAAAATAACCTCAGTATCTTTTATACCGTTCTTCCAACTAAAACTACCACGAGTACGATGATGGTCCATTATAATAGAATCGTTATAATCTATTTGCTGATATATCTTTGTTAAATTAAATATTGATTGCTTACTTTCATCTCTAAATGCGTGAGATTCTGTTCTAGGAAACTGTCTGTAAAATTCGTTTAATGCATCTGCATCATTCTTTAAGGAGTCTACTTCATCTTGCCAATAATTAATGGCACCCTTATGTATCATTTCATTATCAATTCCCAAGACAGGAACACTTGGTGTATGAAAAACAGGCATACCGAATCTATCAATAAACCCTTCCATATTCCATTCCATAGGGATGAAAAGTGAATATAACCCGCTTTTAGTTTGACCATTAGCGTTTCGTGTTCTCACATCAGAGTCTTCATATAACTTTTTAAAGTTATCTCCACCCTTATTTAAAGCGTTAGAGGTTGAACCCATCATACATTTGCCTATGATTTTAGAACCTAACCTTAAACAAGTTTTAGTTACTCGCCAATTATTTAAAATGTTATTAGGCTTAATCCACTTTCCGCTTTCATCGTGAATTAATAATAATAATTTTTCACCATCATAACTGTTATCGTCTGTGTTCTTCCAATCTATTGTAGTGTCTAATCCATATAACTCATCGTCATTAGAATCAAACATATTTTTTTTAGTAATCTTAGATGCAGGTATTCTGAATGCTAATTCAGTTTTAGGTTTATCCATACCATCCTGAATAGGTTTGAAAAAGAATGGATAGTTATTTGTAATAGGAACAACCTTGTCAGTAAACATTTTCTTTGCATCAGAACCTGTCTTAGATAAAATACCTATTCTTGAATCTTTAGATATTGTGCCTGTGTTTGCACACTCTTCGCTACCCATATAAGAAAAACCTGAACGTCTAATCTTTAGGTAGTCCATTCCAAAACTTCTCTTATCAGCTTTACAAGCTTCCCAAAACAAATACAATATTCTGTTTGCTTCTCTAAAATCAGGATAACCAACATCTATTTTAGTCCATTGAAGATACATATAATGAGAACCTGTAACATAAGTTTTAACTCCATTAGAATAAAACCAATGTCCTTTTTCTCTTTTTACAAATTCATCTTCGACATAATCTACCCATTGATTTTTAAATTCAGTAGCCATATCATTCCATTGGAATATAGATTGAATTTTAGATAAAGGTTTTGGAATATCTTTTCGTTCCCAATATTGCTTAGGACTAGACTTATCTCTTTTAAAACAATCTTTAGGAGTTGCAGGCAATCCAATTCTAAGTCCTTGTATAGAAACAACATCACCAAGTGTACCATCTTTAGATATAACAATAATATCATATTTCTCACTCAAGCCATACTCCCACGACCTAGCTTTGTTCTTAGTTGTTAGAACATTTTTAGGTACAACATCACTAAGTAATGTGTATAGATTATTTTGAGTTTCTTTCTGCAAAGCCTTGTTTAGTATCAGTTCTGTTTGGTCCTTTATCTATAGCATCTAGTGCTTCTTTTTCTGATTCAATTCTATTTAAAATTTCAAACGCATCAAAGATTGCTAACTTCTTAGTAGCTGCTGCATTCTTTAATCTATCCGCAGATATATCATCTTCAGGGTCGTGTTTAATAATCGCTTCCTTCGAGACCTTTATCAGTTGTTCCACCGCCTTGTAACCTGCTTCTATTATTCTTAATTTGATTTCTTTTGAATTCATTCTTAATTCGTTTGATTTTTTTTATTGGAAGTTCTTGGTAATCTTCCCCGTCCATCCAATCCCATTCCCGACTCATAACTTAATAGTAATTTGATGGTCAAAAATTCTATAAAGAACTTCACCATCTACATTAAATTCATATTCACTTTCAGGTTGAAAAGAAATTCTATCTCCTTTACTAACACCCTTACTAATTAAATATTTATTAGGAAACTTAACTAAGCCAACTAATGGCTCGTTAGAAATAGGCTTATAAATATACGAATCTTCAACATCAACAGGAGCAACAAAACAATTCTTGTCGTGTGCGTTCCACCCGTCTTTATTTTTATACATATAAAACTGCTCGTCCTCTACAAAAAATAAATTGTCTTTGAAAAAACTTCTACCACTTACTTGTTTTCCTTTCATATTATTATAATACTTGAAAACATTATGGTGTACCAATAAAGTATTACCCACCTCTATAGGACCTTTGTATCCTAATGGTAGTGATATTACTTCAGCTTCTCGGTTTGAATATTTGTGGTCTTCTTGGGAGGTACTGACAATAAACTCAATACCCCCTATCTCCTTGGTGTTATTATATCTCTTACCCTTTACAGGTTTAACAATAAACGCAAATGGTGATTTCATAACTTAGTTTATGAGCCACAACCAATACAATCAATAGACGAATCAGTTGGCTTGACTCCATTTAATTTCATTTCAATATTATGAATCTCATCGGCAATAGTCATTTGCTCAATGAAATCATTAGTCTTAGATTTTTTAATCTTAAGAACATCTATAGATGCAATCATCTCTTCGTTAGTCATACTAGAAATTTATATTATACTCTATAGAAATAGGTATAGTAGAATTAAATTCTTTCCATAATAATATTTCATCCTTTTGTTGAATGTAAATACAGACAGAATCTCTCTCCTTTCTTATTAAATGAATATGAAAGTTTCCATTTAAGATGTCTTGACCTACGAGGTAATGCATAGCACCCGACTTGTAATCAGGACCTACAGAAATTTTTCTTATATCCATTTTGTTTTTTTATTATACGATAGCTACCGTACTAAGAGTTCCGGAATTACTAACTACTAAATTATACACGGTTCCATTAGCTGAGGTAAGTTGTACACTTGTTGCTGCAGGAGCCAAATCAAGAATAGCACCAATAGTATAGTTCATTGTAATGTCTTCATTATCAACGTCTGTTCCTATTAGCTTATCACTTATTGTTGGTGTTGCATCAATTGGGTACTTCCTTATTCTTGCCATTACTTAATTTTTTCTAGTTTAGGTTCTTTTGCTTTTTCAGATACCTCTCCTGTCTTTACATCAATCTGTGCATCTGCTCCATATACTTTAGCTAAGTCTTTTTCAACTATCATATAGTCAGCCTTTAGCTTATTTATATTTTCAATTACAGTTGTTTTTGATAATTCAATATCTCCTAATTGCATTTTTAACTGATTAAATGCATTCATCATTGATTGAATTTTTAACAATTCAGTCTCTGTAATCTTAACTTTTTTTGTTGCTTTTTTCATTTTACTACTTATTTGATTAAACTTATATACTTACAAAGATACTTAATTTTTAGAAAGGACTATATACATTAAGCATAAATGAACTTCCGTCTGATAAGAATACTGTTGCAAACTTAGTTCTATCTTCTGTATTTACCTGCATAGATGTAATTGTTGCAGGTTTGTTACCATTTAAACTTACAGGAAAACTACCTCCTGAAGCACCTGTGGCACCTGTGTCTCCTTTAGGACCTTGTGACCCTGTACTTCCTTTTGCGCCCGTTGCTCCCGGACTTCCGTTAGTACCATTAGTACCTGCGGTTCCCGTTGCTCCACGAATTCCCTGAATCCCTTGTCCTCCTGTAGCACCCGTACTTCCTTTGGCACCTGTTGCTCCCGGACTTCCGTTAGTACCATTAGTACCTGCGGCTCCTTTTGCACCTGTAGAACCCTGAGAACCTGTTGCTCCCCTATCTCCTTGGTCACCTTTTCCACCTGTCGCACCGATATCACCTTGTGGTCCTTGTATTCCCTGAATACCTTGGTCACCCTTGGCACCTGCAGCACCTGTATTACCCTTGGCACCTGCAGCACCTGTTGCTCCCTTGGCTCCCGGCAATCCATTAGTACCATTGGTTCCCGCTGAACCTGTACTTCCTTTAATACCTTGAATACCCTGTCCTCCTGTAGCACCCGTGTCTCCTTTTGCTCCATTTGTACCCGCAGCACCTCTAGCACCTGTTAGACCTATATCACCCTTAGCACCGTTAGTACCATTGGTTCCTGCGGCTCCGGTCAGACCTCTGATACCTTGAATCCCTGTATCACCCTTAGCACCATTTGAACCATTTGTTCCTGCTGCGCCTTTCGCTCCTGTCAATCCAATATCTCCTTGACCACCCTGAATACCCTGAATACCTTGGTCTCCTTTTGCTCCTGTTCCTCCTTGTAATCCGGTATTACCTTTAGCACCTACGGCACCTGTGGCACCTTGGTCACCCTTAGCACCTACTGAGCCTG